GGAAACCACCACTGTCACCCAACATGAACGTGCCCTCTTCACGTTCACGTATGATACTTTCGCTAGGATCGTCAACTGTTGTATCTAAGTTGGCGTGCCCAGCAGAGTACAAACCCCACTTGTAGTAATACAGACCTTCTTTGCTATTTAGAAAGTTTAGTTTTTCAACATCATTGTTAAATCCTGCAGGTATGCGATTTTGGTCAAAGTAAGGTTCACCCTTACGTTGTTTACCCAAGCCGCTAATGTAAAAACTTGACACTGCTGGTAAGAACAACGCCCATTCTGGATTTTGTTTTTGTGATAAGTTATCTTGTGTCATTAAGGTACCATTGAAGGTTTGATTTCATTGTCACCGGGGCTATTTATTAGAGTCATGACCATTTTAAGTTGTTCTTCTTTTTCTTTAATTTGGTCAAGTAAATCTTTAATAGCCGGATTGGTTTCAGCAAGTCGATTTCGTTCTTGTTCTTCTCGCATTTTTCGTTCTACCCATTGAAGCGCAGAGATAGCATTTGGATTCAAATTGACAGTAGCACTACCACCACCAATAGTCATCCAACCATTACCGTCATAGACTTTCATCTGTTGACTGTTATGGTCGTATGACAATGCTCCTATCATAGGCTGACTACTAGACATGTTGATATAAGGCTGAGCACCTTTGTTACTAGTAACATTTAGGTACTCGCCACCAATTACGTAATCAATCATTTTGCCTGAGCAGGGAGTAGATAACGATATGTAGCAGTGCCACTATCGACAGTGACTTCGGCGGCACCAGCATCACTAATGCGAACAGTCTTGTCACCAACCAAGTCCATGATACTCAAAAACTCTTTAACGGGCCACATCCATGTCTTGTTTAGTGCGCCAGTAACACCTGTATGAAACACAAAGTTACCGCTGTGAGTTGAAGGGTCACCGAAATAAATCTTCAAGTCGCCATTTTCAGTTTTAATAGTAAAGTTCTTTTCTTCACTGTTAGCTTGGCTTTGCTTTTTCAAACGCAAGATACCTGCTACAGTAGGGTCGAACTCAACACCCCAAGCGGCTCCTTTGAATGTAACGCTCTTGACTTTTTCTTCAACAATTGTTTTGCTCATTAAGCGATAGTCGTTGATGAAGTCGCCACCTTTTGTTTCAAAGTGAATAGCAGAGGGAGAAGTTACGCCGCCGTTAGTTTGTGTAGTGACGTTGATTTTACTTTCATTGTCGTATTCTTCAAAACCAATAATAGTTTTTAATTTACCTAAGTTAGGCATACCAAATGTACCAATGAAGTCAGCAATAGGTGCTTTGAATGTGCCGCTTACAATAACGCTCTTGTCATCTGCGATAGCATTGATTTGAGTTTCTTTGTCAGTACCTGTAATTTTGATTAGGTCGATGTTACCTAAACCATATGTGTGTTCGATTAAGTCTTTAAGATTGTCTTTCATGTTTTTCCTTAGTAGTTATTTCCATAGAGGGCCCCATGCCCAGCAGTTTAGTGACCAGCGTTCTCCTTTTGTTATCGGTAATACTTCGTGTATATAAAACGAAGGTATCACTATAACTGTTCCAGCTGGCTTGGGCATTGAATTTTTAGCAACCATTAAGTCACCACCTTCATAACCGTCGTTCAACTGAATGAGCATCGTCAATTTACGTTCAGTGTTACCCATTGTGCCGTAAAACTGGTCAACGTGCTCTGTAACATAGTCTCCTATATTATATCGTTTAATTTCGTATTCTTCAATATGTGTTGTTTCCATACCATAGAAACTGATAGCTTGCTCCCATATAGGTAGAATTACTTTGGATAATTCAGTATTGACCTCTGAAGTCAATGATACCCTACATGTGTCACAACGAATGTCCCAATGTTTGGGTGTTCTATTGTTAACACGATGAAAGCCGGACTCGTTTCCTATGGCATAATCAATAGCAAGATTACACAATTCAAGAGGAATAGCATTCTTCCTGACAATCCATTTAATAGGAGTTGTGTGTTCTCTTACAAAAGTTTGTTGCTTTATCATATTTAGGAATCTATAGTGTGTATTATGATGGGTTTTATTGCGAAAGTCAACACCAGTTTAACCAAATGAGAACAAATCGTCAAATGTAGATTTAACATCAATGTTGCTCTTGATATCCCAATCAAGTACACCCAATAAGTTGTCGATTTTTTCGTCAACTAATGTCTTTTCCATTTCAGCATCATCGAATGGTAATTCTTTGAACCACTGCGGTAGCCTAAGTTCATCTACTGGGTATGCGATACTATTGAATCCTAATGGGTTAGGCTTCAACTTACACACTACAATTTTCATACCATCTACGATCTGCATTGAATAGTTGTCACTGTTCATTCTACGTAGATAGTTCCAATTGATTGCGGCTCTAGCATGTCCAACACCACACTTACCAGTCTTTTCAAACGCAATAGTGTGCTTAGTCAAGTTATTAACTGACTTAGGAGACCCTTTAGTCCAACTGTCTTGTGCTACCATGACACGCTTGAACTCTTTCACACGTTCAATGATATCTTCACGCTGTTTACCATGTTGAAGAACCATACCCAATACGTCCATTAAGAACTCTTGTACGTATTTAGGAGTATCAGCACGTTTCAAGTCAAGACCCATAGCTTTGATATCACCTAGTTGCCCGTCTTTGTCTTTACGCTTACCTTCTTTGTCAAATATGTTGATAGCATAACGCTTTTTAGTGATGAAGATACTACGATCACCAATCAGTTCACGACCAGCTTTGATAATCTCACCATTCTTGCGAGGAGCATGGAACGCACGTTCTAAGAATGCAGGGAATGATTGGTTCGCTTGATCCGCGATTCCATCATATAAACCAATACAAGTTTCTTTATCCCATTCTAGCTCACCATCTTCAATTTGCTTTTTAAGTGTTGTGTAGGCAGTAAAATAGCATGAGTCAGTATCACCATAAACAATTGCGTTTCCTTCGTGTGAATATACACCCTCAACTGTTTCGTTAATAACACTCATCATATGTTTGACAATCTGACGACCTGATAGAGTTACCGATTGACCAATACGCTTATCATAGAAACGGCAGTGTTCATTCAATAGTGCGCCATACGCAGAGTTAAGCAAAATCTTTCTAACAAGTTGTCGCTTATCATAGTATTCGTACATGTCTGTACCATACGCGGCTTTTGCTTCTTTCTGAATACTCTTACGTTCACTGTACCAACGTGTGAGTAGACCGGGAATCACACCCTCTTTCTCATACGTAAAGATTGTACCGTTCGCACTTAGCATCCATGGCTTGTGACTATCAAATACTAATTTCCAGATTTCTGCCGCAGACATTTCTACACTTCGACCATCTTCATAGTCAACAGTTAAGATAGTGCCACGTTCTTGGTTCATGATTGCTGTGTACTCTAACGCACCAAACAAACCTTCCCATAGAATGGCGCCGGTCACATCATCGTCACCTTCTTTATAGTACTTCTTTTCACGGGCGAGTTTAGCACCCTTCTCTTTCATGTACTGGTCTGTGAGGGTCTGTCTGACCTGAGCAACAATGGTCTCCGGTGCCATGTTGAGTGCTCTGATTGCTGAGGGGTAGAGTGAGTTGATGTCCACCGCACCGACCCATTCGTGTAAGCCTCTTTTGGGAGTAGCAACATAGGCACCTGCCGCTTGTTGGATTTCATCATCATTATCAGTCTTTCGTTTTTTATCAGGAACTACCATGCCTCTTTCATGGGCTTCGTTCATGATTGCCATTTCAATCATAGCAACTGAACCCATAACAGTGGGCAGTAACACTGTATTCTCGTGTGCTAGCGCATTCGCTAGATCAAGGAATTTCAACTTGTTGTGGATCTTGACCAACAACATAGTATCTTGTCTGTTGTATTCAATAAACTTTTTAAAGTCTTTGTTATACAATTGGTCAAGAGTACCTTCATACTGAGTTTTGTTCTCACCGACTTCCATCTCACCGATAGCATCAAGTTTGTAACTATGACGAGATTCATAGTTATACTTTTTGTAAAGTTGCAAGTAGTCGAGGTGAATACGACCAATCAAGTCGTATGTTGTTTCTGTCTTACCGAATCGTTCGTACTCTCTTGGCTTAGGAAGTTGACCCATCAAGCAAAACTTGCGAGTATCATCCTTACTCATTACACGTGTAACACGATTGACCATGTAGGGTATGTCATAGCCCTCTGAGTTCCAACCAGTTAGTACGTCAGCATCTTCGATTAGTTGAAAGAATACATCAAACATTTCCTTTTCATTGTCGAAAAGAAGTGTGTTCTCAAACTCACCGATGATTTCTTTTGCTGTTTCTTTGGTCATGTGCTTGGGAGCAATGACTAATGTGAAACAAGTATCCATCCAGTCAAGATAACAACTGATAGCTGTAACAGGGTTGAATGGATCTGACGTAGGACTAAAGCCCTTAACAGGATCAAAGTCTACCTCAATGTCAAAGAAGCAAGTGTGAAGTTTAGGAGGTTCAACACCTAAGTAGTTTTCACTCAAGCAACGGAACACTACGTTAACGTCACTCTCATATAGTTTTTTACCACTATGAATTCGCTTTTCTTTTTCGAACTCTGTACGCTTACGTGTACTAAAACGACTTACAGGTTCGTTAAAGATACTACGTTGCTTACCCTTCGCATCTGGATAGTAGAATACGTAATTAGTAGAGAATTCTTTATATTGGCGCTTACCGTTCGCATCACGTTCTACAACGAAAATGCGATCCTCATCTCTACTGTGTATTGCGTCAACATATGACATTAAAGGGTTTTTCCTACTGTTTCTAGAATTGTGTTCAATTCATCATGGTCTTTGTTAGTCTGACCGAGACTTGCTTTGTGCGCAATCTTAATTGCTTTCTTTAGTGTAGAAGCCTTAATTTCTAATTCCTCTGCTACAGCCTTAATGGTATCGTTTAGACCACCATTAAGTGCGTCAATCTCGTGTAATGTTGTCATACCTTCATTGACTAATTGAGTTAATTTAATTTTAGCTTCGTTATTGAATGTGCGGTTGTAATCTGACATAGGTTCTCCTTAAATAGATATATAGTTAGTATAAATCGTCTGTGTAAGAAAGTCAACTATTTTGCTTACTTTCAACGATTTTCTTTACCAAAGTGTGTAGACCTGGGTTAACGTGTAATGCTTGTGGCATCATCACATTGCGTACATAGTTACGCATGTATTTGGTATCTTGATTGGAACTGTCTTCAATCCAGGGTACTTCGTGACGCAAGCACCAAGATTTAAACTCGTCCTTACGTGTAGTTAAGAACGGACGCAATACGTTGTTGCGAGTCAATGGGATGACTTTGGGTGTGCCGTGAAGACTAGACCAGATAAATGTTTCCACACAATCATCCAAATGATGACATGTAATAACGGGACCACAACCTTTTAGGAAGTCGTAGCGTTCTCTGCGCCAGTATTCTTCTTGTGATTCTTCTTTGGATTTTTCACTGCGGCAGTACCCAAACATAACAGTCATATCATTGTCGTTGGCATACTCGGCAACAAACTCCATTGCGTGTTCACCATGACTGGTACCGTGATTAAAATACGCAAGAGTTACATCATGCTTCCTTTTCAGAAAGTCAACAACTGCCATACTATCCACACCACCGCTACATGCGATAGTAAGTTTTTTGGGTAAAGGTACTAGAAGTTTAATCATCTACGCAGTATAGCATAGATTAATTATTATTGAAAGATGTGATGGTTAGCTTCACCGTATATTTTAATATACTTTCCAGCTAACATGTCTGCCATTGCTTCGATTGGGCTACCGGGATAACTGTCGCCCGGTTCAATCATTCCCAATTCATCTTGACGTACATGAACTAATTCATGGAATACGGTTCGTAGAATGTCTACTAAATTACGGTTCTTGACATACACCCAAACAGTATCTCCGCCCATCTGATGACTACCGGTATGATGATTGTCTTGAGCATCACGGGTGTCAGTACTTAAATCAAATTTAGGAATTTTTTTAACATTTAACTTTTTGGCAGCCCATTGCGTAAATTGTTCTACTTCTTTGTGTAAATCTGAATCTTCTGGCGCTTCGTCTAGTTTGTTTTTAATCCAACTATCAGGAGTATCACCAAACTTTTTAACAAACAAGTCATGTAATGCTTTTCCGGTAATTTTATGCTTACCTGCTATTTTACGCATAAGCTGGTCAATTGTATTATAGTCGTGCTTTTCAAGCGAAGGCAATTTGTTTGCTAATTCACTTGTTGCTGATTCTGATAATATTTGTTTGAAGCGCATTATGTATTTATCATCCCGCTTACTTTATACGGGGCACACTACGCGGTGCAGTTCAATTGCGCGGACGCCTGAGCTTACGCTCTAACCGTTACGACAACGGGCCCTAAGGTGGGTTCAGAACCAAGAATTGTCAGTCAACTCCAACTGATGACTACCAAATCTTTTTAATCTGTTGATAAATTCGTTCGTTTTTTCAGTTACTACTCCAGTTAACTGATACATGACTCTGTTGTTGTTACTAGCATTGGCTGAACAAACACTAGTTGATTGCCAATCGTATATTGTAACGTCCCCTGTTTTCCAATTAGTGTGTTGATAATCGTCATAGCTAGAGAAATGACCAATCTCCCAATTAGTAAGATCAATTTGAATTCTCATTACTAGATACTTGGCTTCGGGGTTATATGATGAAAGGTCTGATTGTGCTAGCGTGGAAACATCATTTGGTTTCTGTATAATAAGTTTATCTTCACATTGAGATAAACCAAATAAATCTTTAATTTTGCTCAATGTAACATCACTAGAGTTTGCTCCAATGATATTACCTAATTTAGTTACTTTGTCGGTTGTCATAAAGTTTATTTATTAACTGACCGTTGTAAGGTATAATTAGTTACACCAAGATTGTTTTGCTTCACCGAAGTATTCACGGGCGAAACCGTTAGCAATCAATTGCTGTCTTAAACTTTTACCATCTAAGATAATGTCACCCAAAACACGGCCACCGAACTTGTCCCAATCGTATAGTGTGACTTGACGCTTTTGACTTGCTCCTACTAGTTTCTTAGTGAATTCTGTCGCGGCCTGTCCACGTGCGTCCTCGCTAGGGCATTTAGCTCTAAAGCCTTTCTCAGGGGTGTCAACACCAAATATTCTAACTGCTAGTTGTGGTTTTAATGGTTGTGGTAAGAAAGGTGCCGCAATTACTACAGTATCACCGTCATTTACTTTCAATATGTTCGCATCATAAGTAACACCCTGTGGTTGCTTTTGTGCGTATGCTGTAACGGATAATGCTACTAATAATGTTGTTATAATCTTTTTCATGCTACTCTCTTTTTATAATCTATAAAATTTGCTAGTCGGTCTTCTAAACCAAACATTGCGTTGTTGATTGTTTTTGTCACTGCCACAGTATCATCGAAATTTTGGACTTTTGGTTTAACTCTAGTGTTCCAATACCATACTGCGATCTTGGCAGCTATCTCTGGTTTACTCGCTAAGTCAGGACGATTTATCAAGTCTAATCCTAGTGCTTCACTAGCTCGTTGATAGTTATCTCTACCCGTCAACTGTATGAATCCTCTACCATAATATTTGGCACCGTCGCCTCTAAGTTTGTTGCCAAGAATCTTAGCAGTCTTTGGTGCTAACGTTGGATCATATTTCTTAGTGAAATATTTGTTAGGATCACCCACTGGTTTCTCTTGTAATCTACTATGATCCCATGATTCATGTTTCGTTTGTGCTAGAAACTGTGCTAACTCGCTACCCTTCATTCCACTAGCTTTGGCAGTTCTATATAACATTGCTTCTGCTTGAGGATCTTTAGTAGGACTAGCTGCCTTAGTAGCTTGAAGTTTTTTAGCTTGTTGAATAGTTTGTTGCGAAGGTGATTTAATTTTGGGCTTCTTTGTACCTGCTTCGGCATCAACACCGGCAGCGGCAGCTGCCATACCACCTAACGCACCCAAGAAGCCTCGGCGACTCATATCTTCACCTAACTCATACGCTCTTGGGTTGATTAACAGGAATCTAGATTCATCTCCTGCATCTCTTTTGCTCATGTCCCAATCAGGCAATAAACGTTTTACCATCTTAGCATACAGACTTGTGCGTGAATCACCCGCTGATGAAAACTTGATTTCTAATACTTTATCACCGTATTGTTTTAAAAACTCTCTAGTGATATCTACTACAGTTGATATGACTTCTGATGAATTACCAGTACCTGTCATACCAAACATTTTATCTTGCTCATCTTGACCACGTTGTCTAAATGTTAATGTCCACTGAGTAGGATCATTCTGATTTTGTACACTAGCTGACCATAGATATTCAATATCACCTACTTTGAAACTAGCGAACGCTTCTTCACTGCCGCGAAACTCCCATTGCCAATCTTTACCTGGCTTAAAGAGTTCTGTTATGAATTCTGTGGCTCTCATCTTTTATAATACTGATTTAAAACATTGCTGTTGAACCCAACATCAACTATTACTGGCTTGCCATTGTACAAACCCCAGTTTGCGGCCCTAGAAAAATCACCTAGCTCAACATCAAAGTTGCTATTCAAATCAGCTAATGTGTTGGCGTAGTCTGTGCATGTTTCAACATCTTCGTCACTCATGCCACTTTCTTTTAGTTTATCAATGTAACCTTGGGGTAACCCTAAAAATCTTTTCTTACCTGTAATAGAAGTAGCAAAGTTAACTAAGAAACTTAGATTAGGACATTTTAACAAAGAACATAATTGTTTTTCATTTGCTTTCTGTGCTATTTCGGTGTGAATCCAACTTGGTTCACGATTCTGTTCGTCATAGTCAATCAATGGAATAAGAATACCTAATTGACTTGCGTATCCATCGCTAAGAATATCAGCTTCTACACTATTTTGTGCTAAACCTTTTTGGTTTTTAGCAATCTTCAATACAGTAGGACGACCTTGATATTCAATTGTAGTAGCAACACGACTAGAACCAGTGCCTAGTTTCTTTGCTCTATCTAACGCATACTGTAGTCTTGATTTAAATGTAGTTGCGCCTTGACGCATTTGCTGAGGATCCCAATCAGCCGGAAGAGGCATCTCGTCAATCATCTCTGTCTGTTCCCAAACATAAGCATCTTCACCACGATGCTTATCCCAGAAGCCGGCGCCTGCTTTAGTCTGGTCATGACTTCTATTGATAACATATCCGTCATTCTTTAACGAATCGTACATTGTCTTTGCGATGCCTTTATTACGATACTCATCATTGACCCAAAGATCCTGAGGATACAATTCTTTCTTCTCTTTAACGAACTTAACATACGCTAATGGATTATTAGTGCTAGGCTCGAAGGCTTTCATGATTAACGCACGGTCGTTGAATGCGTACTTCATGGTTAAGCCTTTAGTCTTGATTGCTTTAGCTTCTTCTTTTACAAATTCATTAGCTCTCATAAGTTTAGGATTTCCAAATACTGTTTCAGTTACTTTAGTTCCATCAGCTAACACACGAACATATGTATCATTGCTAATCATTCTCAAATTAGGGTCATTGAATAATTGCTGTAGGAATTGTTCATCTTTTATAGGTGCTAGATTAAGTTTCAATAAAATATGACGCATAGCATCGCTTGATTCAATCCAAACACCGTCTCTAAGTAACAAACTAGATATCTTATTTAGTGCTTTGTCTTTACTTGTTCTAGTACCGTCATGACCTAGACCTTGTATCTTGTATCCTTGCCAATTTTCATTACCCCTGTTCTTACGATAGAACACACAACTGTCAACATCAGGATCTTTATCCCAGTCGATTACATTCCAATCACTAGGAATAACATCTTTTATTGAGTTAACAAAACTGCCTTGGGGTGTACTAGAATATGCTTGACGAACGAGGCTAACCAGGTCAGTGCCTAGTTCTTGTTTGTCATCATTTGACACTATGAGTTCCCAACGATTCTTGGGTAGTTCAAACTCAAGTAGGAACTCATTTGCTCTCATTCACGTTCTTTCTTTAGTATAGAACGAATGAACCATGCTTTCTTGCCGTACAAGTCTTGTAGTTCAGCCATGTAGTTTTCTATACCATGTTGATTTTCATTTGCGGCTTCATCAAACATTGCTGTTACTAATTGACTCATTGTTTCGCAGTCTTGTAATGATTCAGCAAACATTAATTCAGCACGTGGAATCTTTGTTTGATCTTGAATGATAGATAGTTCAGCATAACGTGTTAAACTACCAGGGGTGTAGTGACCTAAAATTCTGATGTATTCAGCGATACGGTCAATTGTACCACTTACATCACCGTACAATGTATCAAAGAATTCGTGATACTGTGGGAAGTTACTACCTTCAACGTTCCAGTGAAAGTTTTGTGACTTGATAGCGAATGACTGAGTACTCGCTAATAACACTTTTAAATTATCTGATAACATTATTTAAGACCCTTCATAATAGCTGATTCTTTTACAGGAACACAGTTATTAACTCTTGTATCACCCTTCATCTTAGTGCCTTGCTTTTTATAGCCCTTCCAGCACTTGGCATCTAGACGTTGCTTTTCTTCCGCCACATCTTGCTCTGCTGGTCTTGCCCAGTTAATCATTATGTCTCGGCCTCTTTTCTCTGCCGCCTTCTCTACTTTGGCAATGGCTTCTTCTTCTGAACCGGCCTTGACCTTTACTGAGTCTGCCTGATGAGGGCCGTAATCAAAACTAACTTCCCACATTGTAGATGAGCCTTCCGCCACACCAGGCTTTTCTTTAACGCCTAATACTTTATAGCCCATTGCTTCTGCTCGTTCTTTGGCCATTTCGGGGCTTGTGACTTTGACTTCAATGCGCCAGTGCTCGCCAGTAGCAGAGTCCATAACACTTACCAAGTATGTAGCAAGTTCGCCTTCTGATACACCTTTTTTATACTCGGCGGCATCTTTAGCCAATTGGTCACGATAATGTTGTGGAGCAGGATCTCCTACCATATCAGCCTGACGCTTTGCCCAACGCTCTTTGTTGCGCTGAACTTGTTGTGGACTTGCTTTCTTCTCTTTGCTTAGGTCACGATACAATGCTTTACCTAATGCGCTAGTATGCGGATTCTTTTCGCCTTCCGCCACACCTTCGTTAGTACCTGTTGCTAATCTATCATGGTCGGCTGCACGGCGGCGTAGTTCGCTCTTGGCAAGTTTGCCCTGCATCTTGGCCACTCTAGAGTGGAAAGGTCCAACATCCTTTGCAGCCCAATTGACAAACTCATCACTGGCACCTTGCATTTGAGTTTTTAGTTCTCTTGCTGTGCGATTATCGCCCATTCCTAAACGGTATTTTTCAACAGGTTTGTTGCCTGCTTCCGACACACCTTTCCAATCAATTTCGCCACCTAAATCATCAATATACATTGCTTGCTTGATGATGTTTAGCAAATATTTCTTGGCTTCTGGTGTCGGTGCCATTTTAGCATATTGTTTTGCTGTGTAATCGTCACCGTTATCTAACGCATCTCTAACATCTTGCTCAAGTCTAGTCGTGTCAGGGTCCCAACCTTCCGCCACACCTTGTTGTTTTTGACGCCAAACACTGGAGTTCTTTAGTCTACTAGTTGATCCCCAAGCAATGCTACGACCGTTGAATACAAATACTTGCTTGTTCAATACTACTGCCGGACTATGCGGATCGGACCCAAATTCACCAGAAACATCGCCAATCTTACGAGCACCTT